AAATTGAAAAGTTAAAAATAGTTTGCTCAAAAACAAAATTTGTGACCATAAAAATTTTTAAGGTCTCATCATGAAAAAAAGTTTTTCAAATTTGTTACGATAAAATTTTTTTATTTTCGGAAAAAAAGATTTAAAATTATTTTCTTTACAAATATTAAGCAACTATGTCAACCCAAAATGTCGCAAAAAATCGCATAATATACGAATGTAATATTTGTAACTATAATACGTGTAATAAATATGACTATGAAAAACACATTAAGACCTTAAAACATAAAAACAATGATTCGGCAACCAATCCTGCGATTTTAGCAACTAATTTGTCGCAAAAATCGCAAGACCATAATTTTACGTGTTATAATTGTAATAGACACTATAAAGATAAGTCGGGTTTATGGAGGCATAAACAAAAATGTAAATTAAAAGAAGATTCTGAATGTGAAACAGAAGAAGAAAAAAAATGTGATGAAATTACAGATAAAAATTTAATTATGATGTTAATTAATGAAAATAAAGAATTGAAAACAATGATGTTAGAGCAACAAAATATTATGATGAAAGTAATAGAAAATGGAACACATAATATTACTAATAATACTACTCATACGAATTCACATAACAAAGCCTTCAATCTGAATTTCTTTTTAAACGAAACGTGTAAAGACGCTATGAACATTATGGATTTCGTTGATTCCATAAAGTTACAATTATCTGATTTAGAGAGGGTAGGAGAAAAAGGATATATTGATGGTATTTCTAATATTATTATTAAAAATCTTAAAGACCTTGACGTTACGCAAAGACCGGTTCATTGTACAGATAAAAAGAGGGAAACCATTTACGTAAAAGACGAAGATAAATGGGAAAAAGATGAAGAGAATACAAAATTACATAAGGTTGTAAGAAAGGTTACTTGTAAGAACCAAAATTTAATACCAAAATTTAAAGAAACGCACCCAGACTGTAATACATATCATTCAAAATTCTCCGACCAATACAATAAAATTATTATTGAATCCATGGGCGGCAAAGGAGATAATGATTATGAAAAGGAGGAAAAAATAATCAAGAATATTTCGAAGCAAGTTTTTATTGATAAAGAACAAGTTTTGTAATTTTTAAGGATTTTATATATTTTTTATTATTATAATATATGTCGCAGAGATATTATGATATAATTATTATTGGAAGTGGAATTGCCGGATTATATGCCGCATATAATATAAAAAAAATGTCACCATCTACCTCTTTTATTATTTTAGAAAAATACAAAAAAAACTGGATTGGTGGAAGAACTAGCAATGACGTATTTTACGGAACGCAAGTAGTAACAGGTGCTGGCGTAGGAAGAAAAGCCAAAGACAAATTATTAATTCATTTATTAAACGAACTTGATTTTCCATATGATGAATTCCCAGTTAAACCAAATTATTCAAGTCAAATTGATAAAATAGTAGACATTAAAAAAGTAATAGAACATTTGAAAAATGAATATAACAAAAATAAAAACCGAAAGCGAATTACATTTAAAGAGTTCGCAAAACCAGTATTAGGGGATAAATTATATCATGATTTTTTAGTATCTGCCGGCTATACTGATTATGAAAACGAAGATGCTTATGATGTTATAGAAAATTACGGTATGGATGACAACGCATGTTGTTGGAAAGGATTGCATATAAATTGGAAACAATTGGTTAGAACTCTTCACAATAAAATTGGACCAGATAAAATAAAAACGTCAATGAATGTAGTTAGTATTAAGAAAACGAGAGAGGAACCATGTCTATTTTCAGTTGAAACAGATAAAGAAATAGTATTTGAATCTAATAAAGTAATAGTTGCTACAACCATTGATAGTATAAAACAAATAGTGCCTGGCGCTTCTACTAAAACGAGCATTTACAACGAAATAAAAGGTCAAAACTTTCTTAGATTATATGGCAAATTTTCAAAAAAATCAACTGAAATAATGAAAGAATATGTAAAGGGTTATACAATTGTTCCAGGTCCTTTACAAAAAATTATACCAATGAATGAAAATAGAGGAGTATATATGATTGCCTACTCGGATAATGAAAATGCTACTATTCTAAAAAAGTATTTAGAAGACACGCCAAAAAATAGAGAGTTGTTTTGTTATTTATTAGAAAAAGCATTAGGTATTCCGAATAAAACTTTAGAATTAGTAGCCATTAAAGATTATTATTGGCCTATTGGGACACATTATTATACCCCTTTATCGAATAAATATGAAAATAGAGAAGAATTTATTCGTAAGGCTCAAAATCCGGAAAATGGTATTCTTGTGGTGGGAGAGGTGGTATGCGATAATCAAGGATGGACAAATGGCGCGCTTTCTAGCGTAAAAGCGGTTTTAAATAAAAAATGGATTAAATCTGTCTGCTAGTATTATTTTATCACAATAATATACAATGGATAGTTTCCAATTAAATAAATTTAACTATAAAAATAATGAAGTCGTAGAAAATAAGCAATCTGGCGGCAAAATAGTGCGCAACGTTACGATTAAAAACGGAAAAGGTTATAAAAGCATTAGTAGATATCATAGAAAAAAACATATAGGAACTGTTCGTAAAAAACTAAAAACTGGCGAAATAAGAATGATTAAATTAGGCAAATTTATACCTGGACTATTTAAAAATTGTAAAACGTGTTCTAAGAAAAATAAAAAATAAAAAATAAAAACTCAAAAATAAAAACCAAAAACTAAAAACTTAAAAATAAAATTGATTCAAACAATTATAAGATAAATACTTACAAACAACAACTTAAAATCTTTAAGCAACATTATACAATGAGAGTATTAGTATTTGATACAGAAACCACTGGATTACCAAAGACCAAAATTATGAGCCCAGACACGTTAAATTTATGGCCACATATAGTTCAATTCAGTTACGTAATTTATGATATAAATTTAAATGATATTGTAGGTTCAAGCAATAATATAGTTAAGATAAGTGAAGAACTAACTATTCCCGAAGACTCAGTAAAGATTCATGGAATAACAAAAGACATTTCAAATATGAAAGGATCGCATTTAAATATTATTTTGAAGGACTTCTTTTATCATTTAAGAAACGTTGATTTATTAGTAGGTCATAACGTATCTTTTGACATTAATATGGTTAAGGTTGAATTGATGCGAATGATTTATTTGAATGAATCACAAGATGAAACAAAATTATATAAAACGGATTTACATTTATTGACCAATTTTAAAAATATATGTTGTACGCTGAAGGATTCAATACAATTATGTAAAATAGAAACATTAGATAAATACGGTAAACCTTATTTTAAGTATCCGAAATTGGTTGAACTACACCAAAAGTTATTTGAATCAACCCCTAATAATTTACATAATTCGTTTAATGATATATTGATAACCTTAAGATGCTACGTTAAGATGAAACATGACATGGACCTAAACGAAAAATGTGATAAATTTATAGAAATATCCAAAAATATAAATTTATTAAAGGGTTAACGATAACGTCTTGATTTTCCATGAGTTCCTATTTTTTTATTTTTCTTTGTTTTTCTTTTATTTATTTTATTTTTTCTAGTTACTCTTCGTTTTCTACCACCGAGCGTATTAATTTTTGGCAAATTTCTTTTAATATATTTTCCGGCATTAGCACGGTCATCAATAAAATATTTAGTTTTCGGATAATCATCTTCACCTTTTGAAGGCGGCGGTTTCATCTGCATTCCTATTTTAATAGTGTCATATAAATGTTCTATTTGAGTTAAATCAAGATATGCGCTATACACTTGCTGAAACGATTCAAAGTCATCGTCTCTGACTAATCCTCTTATAAACGAAGCAGAATATTCAGATGGATTAATTTCAGACACCTTTCTTTTATTTCCGACTGCTAATAGTTGTTGCATTCCTTCCCTCCCTAAAATTTCACCATCTACAGAGTTTATAGCGGGTTGAGTTATAAAATAATCAAGAATTGTATCTAAAAAATCTGCTCTATCTCTTCCTACAATAAAATATAAATTAACCTTAGAAACACCCTTTAGTATAAAATCATTATTTATTATATTAAATATAAATCCAAACGGACTTCCTGACGAGCACAAAACAATAATTTGTAAATTTTCTATTTGTGTTTTTTTTGTTAAGTCAGATTCTGCTTCAATTAATTGTTGTTTATAGGATGCAATCATATTAGTTAAAATAGATGATTTATAAGTTAAATCAGGCATATGTGTTAAGTTATCTAAAATTGCGGTGTCACCTTTATTTTTCGGTTTTGGTATTGTTTCACGGCTACAAGGTAATGGATTTTTTCCGTCCAAAGAACTAGAAGTTAATACATATACTTTTTCAGTACCAAATTGAATCGCTTTATCAATCATAGTTTTAATTAAAACTAAATGCCCTGGAGTAGGTGGATTCATTCTAACAAAAGAAAAAATAAATGTATTGTTAGGCGTATAGGTTATAGGCGCATTCGTATGTGCATTCGTAGGCGGAGTCTTACCAACGTAACTAGACATATATATATATTATACATAATTAAATTTGTAAATATCATATAAATTTATTTTTTTATATGATATTCTAAAGAAGCGATTAAAATTATGCCGAACACATTTCACAAATTTCTTCTTTTTGTTCCGTATTCTCAGATTTGTCTTCCGGTTCTATCGTGAACTGTTGTGCCTGATGCTTTGCCTTTCTCCTTAAATAATATATACCCGTCTTAAGACCCTTTTTCCAAGAATAGAAATGCATTGAAGTCAATGTGTTATATGTCGGGTCTTCTATCCATAAATTTAAACTCTGGCTTTGACAAATAAACGCACCTCTATCCGCCGCCATATCAATCAAGTGCTTCATAGGTATCTCCCAAACAATTTTATACTTATTTCTAATATGTTCCGGTAATACGGTTAGTTGTTGAACGGACCCTTTATTCGCTATAATATTATTCTTTATTTGTTCGTTCCAGTGTCCTAGGTCAATTAATTCCCTCATCAAATATTTATTCACTACAACAAATTCGCCGGCCAATGTTCGGCGACTATATAAATTACTTGTAATAGGTTCAAAACATTCGTTGTATCCTAAAATTTGTGATGTTGAAGCGGTTGGCATGGGAGCAACGAGTAAGGAATTTCTAAGTCCATACATTTGGATACTTTCTTTTAATTTTGCCCAATCATATCTGTCAGAAGGTTCAACATTCCACATATCAAATTGTAACACGCCGTTTGATGTAGGCGAATTTTCAAAGGTAGTATAAGCACCCAGTAAGTTTTTATTTGTTCGTTTTAATACTGAATATTCATATTTTGTAACATAATCCAATAACTCAAACTGGGGTTTCGAAAATAAAGAATGTATTTTTTCTTTACGCAGAATTGCTAGTTCGTTGCTTTTCTCTAATGCCGCGTGGTAAATCGTTTCGAAAATTAATTTGTTAAGCGTTTTTGCTTGTTCTGAATGAAATGGCATATCCATCATAATAAAAGCATCCGCTAAACCTTGGACACCGATACCGATTGGTCTATGCCTTAAATTACTGATTCTGGTTTTGTCTGTTGGATAAAAATTAACGTCTATTACTCTATTTAAATTATTTGTGATAACCTTAGTGATCTCGTGTAGTTTATCGTAGTCAAACGTTTTGTTTTTAGCATCAATAAACGTGGGCAATGCGATAGACGCCAAATTACACACAGCGGTTTCCGTTGCGTCAGAGTATTCTAGAATTTCACAGCATAAATTTGAACTCTTAATGGTGCCGAGGTTCTGTTGATTTGATTTAGAATTTGCGGCATCTTTATATAAAATATAGGGCGTTCCTGTTTCCATCTGAGCATCTAGAATCTTAAACCATAAATCGCGAGCATTTACAGTCTTGCGTGCTTTTCCTTCTTCTTCATATTTTTCATATAGCGCATTAAATTTCAAACCATACACATCGCTCAACCCTGGACATTCATGAGGACACATTAAAGACCATTTACCATTGCTTTTTACGCGTTCCATAAACAAATCTGAAATCCATAACCCATAAAATAAATCGCGTGCCTTCAATTCTTCGTCTCCGTGATTTTTCTTCAACTCCAAAAAGTCATCAATATCCGCATGCCAAGGCTCCAAATAAATAGCAAATGAACCGTTACGCTTTCCGCCTCCTTGATCAATGTACCGAGCAGTATTATTAAAGACTCTCAACATAGGAACGAGACCATTTGACGTACCGTTTGTGCCTTGAATATGGGTTCCCTTGGCTCTTATGTTATGTATATGAAGCCCAATCCCTCCCGCATATTTAGAAATACGAGCGCAATCATGTAATGTATTATAAATACCGTCCAAACTATCATCTTCCATACCAATCAAATAACAACTCGATAATTGCGGTCTAGGTGTGCCAGCGTTAAATAAGGTTGGTGTAGCATGAGTGAAATATTTTTGTGACATTAGGTCATATGTCTCCTTAATCAATCGCAATGTTTCTTCCGCATTTTCAGTATTACTTTCATTCTCATAATGGATGCCAATGGATACGCGCATCCACATATGTTGTGGTCTTTCAATAATTTTATGGTCGACCTTAAATAAATAAGCGCGCTCTAACGTTTTAAACCCAAAATAGTCAATTAAATAGTCGCGGTTATGTTGTATCATATTGTTAATGGTTTCCATATTTTTTTGCGTAAAATTCCACAATGCTTTTGAAACAAGGGGTCTATTTATACCATGAACATCCGTAAATTTATATAATTTGTCGACTACGGATGAAAATAGTGGGTCCGTGTTTTTTTGGTGATTTGAAACTACGATTCTTCCGGCAAGGGTCGCATAATCAAGATGATTCGTTGACATAACGGCGCACTGTTCGGCGGCAAGTTCATCGATTTTAGTAGTAGAAATTTTATCGTATAATTGGTCAATCACTTTCATAACGAGCGATTGATAATTGATTTGTATTCCGACTTCTTGACCTAATTTTCTAATCCTACTTAAAATTTTATCGAATGAGATGTCTTCAAGTTCCCCGTTTCTTTTTATTACGCGCATTTCAGTAGTTCCTTCCATAATTATAATATAATGACACGATAGTTTTAAATTATTATTACAAAATATAAAATATAAAATAAACTAGCAATAACAATTTTATAATATATAAATATATATTATAAATATATATGAAACAATTTATGTTTTTAATCTTACTTATAATATTAGCATTGGGTTTGCCATTATTCTTTAATTTATCAAAATCTATGGAAGGATATTCAAATTATACTTTAGAAGGAGCCATGGGACAACTTCCTGATGCCCAAACAAAAGTTTTGGTTCAAGATACTTATCCGGCAATCGGTAAAAATGAAATCTCAAATGATACGTCAAACGATATATGGGAGGATTATCCTATTTTTCAATTAGGGTCATATGAACAAATAACGAATAACATTAAGTACCCTGATAATCCTGACAATGGAAGATGTATGCCCGCGAGTATGTGTGGTGCTTTATATCACGATAAAGATATAGGAAGCAATATTATAGAACCATTACCACAAATTAATCCAAACTGTGGAACTCGAGTAGGTTATTTCGATACAAACGCACAATTAGTGGATAGTTTGCCTTATAGAACCAATATGCAAAACATTTTATACTAGATATTTTTATACTAGACGTCACTATTATCTGGTTCTACTTTAATTATCTTATTGAATTTAAGTAGACACCCTTGCGATTCTTTCTCGAAAAACGGTTTTATGGATGGTTCCATTTTACGTTTTTTTGGCGCCCTATGTTCGTATCCCGTAATTCTCTCTTGTTCAATTATTTTCCAGACATTTTCTAATTGCCCAATATTATTTTTAAACCATTCGCGATTCCGCAAAACTAAAACACAACTAAGTACTTCTATTTTCCAATATATTGTTTTGATGTAAATATATTTGTAGGGTTCGCTCTCATACATATTTAAAGTATTATTTTCCCATTCTTCTATATCGTCTGATTTTGTACATTCTAGAGGTTTATAAACATAATATGGCGTTCCATCTTTTTTATAGAACTGAATCATTTCTCCTTTTATTTTTCCACTTTTTGATAAACACAGTTTTTCTTCATCTAAACTATCATTCTTAAACGTATTATAATCAGGGTATTCTATAAACTTTGTTTCTAAAAAATCGCATTCATCTAGGTCACATACTTCCATCTGTAGTTGCATTTGTATCCAATATTCTTTTTTTGGAATTCCGGTTATTTCACGACTTACAACATTTTTTATTTCTAACATACGTCCATAACGAGATGATTCTTTATTGATAACAATACCATCTGGAGAGGCACCTAAAAACTTATAGACATCATGTTGAATACACCCAAAATCCTCAACCTTTGTTCCATAATTCGTCTCATAAATCATGACGGTTAAGGGTTCATACTTTTGACCCCAATGTAATGGTGTATTCGTGTTGATCATTTTGACTTCCTCTTCGCCCTCAAAAGAATTGTCTTTTAACGGTAGGCATTTTTCATAAATAATTTGGTTAATTGTTGATTGACTATCTAATGCCTTCCAAGCATTACTTGCCGTAATTAAATTCCAGCGAAATTTATACCATTCGGGCGTCCTTTGAACGGGTTGTGGAATGTCTCTCAACTTCTGTATTTTTTGTTCAGTAATATCCATTACTACGGAATTATTATCTATGTTATCATGTGTGTTATCATACATGGTATCGTCTAGTTTATTTACATATGTGTTTAAATAATTGTCTTGATAAAAACTTGATATGTAAATATTTACGGCATCTTCAATTAACTCATTCATATCGTCTTCAATATCATCTCCATTATCATAAGTTTCAATCTGTTCTTCCATTTGAACGTAAAAAATATCTTGTATTTCTTCCAACAAAATCTCTTGGAAGTCCGGTTCTGAAACAATATTTGGATTATTTTTAATATATTCATCCATTAAATGCATTGCTGTTTCAACTAATTCAATGGCAAATTCATCATCAAATATGGACGGTTCGTCCTCAAACACTAGTTCATCTGTAATATCTTGAAGTTCTTCTAATTCTGAAAGCATCATAACTTTATATATATATTACTCTATATGTTTTTAATATAATATTTTATATTACAAATTATTATATAAAATATTTTACATCCTTACTATTTTTCCTCTTCAGTTTCAGAATCATCATTGATTGTTTCTTTAATTTCTTTATGACGAACAGTTCCGTTATTTGTTTTTTTTGGTGCTAGCGATTTCAATGTTGATACTCGCTTATCAATATTTTTTAAGGTAAAGTGCTTACTTGTTTTGGTATATAGTAGGGCAGGAATTTCTTTAATGATTCCAGTAACCCTATCGTAAATAACGTCTTTTACTCTAGACAACTTCTTTTTATCGAGACTATCTTTTAAAAATGCGGTCATAGCATTAATCTCATCATCTGATAGTTTATTTTGTTTGCTGTATGTATCAACAAAATCACATAACTTTTTAACTTTCATTGTTTTATTCAATTTACACCATGGTTCATCGTTATTATTATTTTTTTCTGTTTCTAAAAATTTGTCAAGATTAGAAATATTATCGGATGATTTTGTTTCCATCAATGATACGCCATTTAAAAGCATAGTTTTATATTTTATATTTTTCAATTCATGACAGTCGTCAACAAGGACGGCAGCAGTAGCAACAACATTATTAGTAGTTTCCATTATATTATATATATATTAATATATAACATTAAGTTTAACTCAATTTTCTAGAATATATATTTATTGTAATCGTTTTATATGATTTTTTAAAATATTATATAAAAAAATATTATATAAAAAAATAATATATATCACAGATATGGAGCAGCCCAATCAAAAAATAATTAATATAACAGGGACAAATAATAAATACCATATGAAAAAATTGATATCAGAGCATAAAGCAACGAAAGAAATAAAAAAACGCGTTTCAACTGAAAATTGGTCATTTGAAAAAGAGCATTTCGATTACTTAAACCAATTAAAAATGATTAACGACATATCATCTAATCAATTTAATTATATAGATGAAGTATCTAAAATAGCCATTCAAGAAATAAACAAGAAAATGAGTGGATATAAACAGCAAGACAAAATAAAAAAAATACTGGATGAAGATAAATTTTTAACATTTGAATCAATAATAAATAAAATGTTAGAATGTGATTTGAAATGTAGATATTGTAAATTAGAAATGAATGTTCTATATGACATATCGAGAGAAATGACGCAATGGTCTGTCGATAGAATAGACAATGATAAAGGACATAATATAGATAATTTTCATCTTGCTTGTTTAGAATGTAATTTAAAAAGGCGCAGGCGAACAGACGAGAAATTTCTATTTACGAAGCAATTGAATATTGTAAAGGTATAAAAGACATAAAAGTCAAAACTTATTCATCTTCTTTCCTCTCTCTGAAGTAATTCATAATTTCATGTAGAAACTTTTGCGGACATTCTTCTGTTGGCACCAATATACCTACTTCATTGTATTTTAAATGTTTTATTGGTGAATATGAATGCTCCATTAATATTTTCCATCTTTCAGTATAGTTTCTATTTTTTTTTGAACCGTGATAATGATGACGTATGACTCCCGGGGTATATCCAATACGAAGCGTTTTTGCTTTTTCTTGATATTCAAGCATGCTGTTATTATAATCTTCAGAATAATGTGGATTAATCATATTCTTACACTTATTTATAAAAGATAAAGCCATGATGCTGTCGCCAGAACCTAAAATACCCTTGTCATATATACCACCAATTTTTTCGTATGCTTTTCTAGTAATAGCCCAAGCGTATCCAGGATGCCAATAATCTAAACCTTTAGTAACAAATTTTTTATTTTTATTAAAACTATAACCGAAACTGTTAAAATGATTTAGACTTGATTCGTCCTTATCCATATCAATACAATGGCTAAAAATTTGAACAACATCTTTACAACCGTTTAATATTTTTAATGTATCTAATGCCCAAGTGCTATTTTCAAATTCTACGTCCGCATCAATCCAAGCGAATGCTTTCCAATTTTTAGGTAATAAATATTTTACACCTAAGTTAATCATATTTTCTTTATGCCAAATAGGAGTGTCAACATAGAGTTGTAAATGCTTTTTATTTTTTTTATCCGTTACAATAAACTTTTGGTCTTTATAAATTAATTCTACAACAAAGAGTTCAACGTTGGTTTCTTCTTCTTCAATTCTTTTAACAAATTCTTTTAGCAAAATGTATCTTTTAGCATATAAACAAGGGTTAGATATAGCAATGACCACATTTAATTTATCTTCAATCGGGTCATTATTTGAAATAGCGTATTTTATGTCATTTAATTTATAATTAATATTATCAATTTCAATACCGTTAATAACTGTCATATATTTACTTTATATTTAAATTATGTATTTTATACCCAAAATATGTAATTTAAATAAGTTTATTAATAATATATTTATTAGATATTATTAGTATGGAGTGGAAATGGACACGCGGTGAACCTTATGAAAGAACAAGAAGAATGAAACATCAACAAGAAATCGAAAATAAAGAATTTAGTAAAGAAACGGAGAAAGACGCTTACACAACATCTTTAAACCATGATGAAAATACATGGGAGATAATGAACCAAGATATGTACGGTTCAGGATTCAAAGTTTCAAATAAGAGGGAATCATTAGATTCTAAAATGGCGGATAGAGGGTTAACTCAACAAATTGGTGGAAACCCTTTTTTAGGCCAAAATAATTATATTGATGATGTATCAATTAGAGATCAATTTTTGAAACCAATTAATACGACACAAGGACAAATGAGAGCGAACTCAAGCGCAAACAGTAACGCTAATTTATGCTAAAGATTTGCTACACATAGAATATAATAAACGATTGACAAAGTAAACCATAAAAATATTAAATAACAAAAGAATTCCGTTAGAGAAAATTCTTAAATTTAAATTTCTGTAATTCTTGACTACAAATAGCAATTCAGTAAATAATGCGAAAACTAAAAGACCAAAAAAGAAGATGGTTAAAATACGAAAGTATAAACATGCGCTTACATCTAAAGGTCCAAAATAGGTTGTAATAAAATCAGACATTTTATATATATATATAGTATATATATTTTACATTTTATATTTTTTAAAATATATTAAAAATATGTTTAAAAAATAAGTATAAATATTATTTATTCAATAAACTACTTAAATATGTTTTGGGCATTCTAAATAATGAGTCTAAATACTACTTATATAACGCAAAATGAATTATTGCTAAATAATTTAATGGATTTTTATAAAGATGAGAAATACTTAACTCGAATGCTTAAAATAATAACGGGCGAGTCCAGAATCTCTCTTAGGATTGTTGATTGGTTCGCCACAAATTATGCTAAAAAGAATTACACTCTATATCCTATTGTTGAAACTAACGGAAATATAATTCGCTTCAAGGTCTATTTTGATTATAAATTAAAGTTGAAGGCATACAGTAAAAAACGTTTTGACCCTTTTTGTCGATGGGATAGAATAAGTATTCCATATAAAAATAGCACTTGTATCGAGACAACTATCGGTCAATTGAATTTTTTTAAGTGGGCTATTGAAAACCGGGTAATTGAATATATTGAAGAAAATTATGAAACAATAGAGAAGGATATGAATAGCCGAAATAGCACTTCAAAGAGGAAAGATACTATTATAGATAACTCTAAAACTAGAAAGAAGAGAGAGGAGTTATCTGTTTCAGCGATCAAAAGTATTAAAAAAGAAGAGGTAGAAATTGTCGTACAGTTTCATTAAAAATAAAAATTTATAATATATTATTTATTTATATACTATAAATGAATAATATCCAAAAAAGGTTTCTACTTTTTCTGATTGGATGTATAGGAACGCGTTCGGCGTTTGCTCTAATTGCTAAAAATATAAATGTAAAATATTTGCCTTATTTGGGATATTTAGCGTTACTACCTGCGATTGGATTTATATATATTTTCCTAACAGGTTCTAGACAAACAGGTGCTGAAGTTTTTGGTGAAAAAATCTGGTGGAATAATTTGAGACCGCTACATTCAATATTTTATTTTTTATTCGCTTATAATGCTATTATAGGTAATAAACAAGCATGGATATATTTATTGGTAGACGTTTTAATTGGACTAATAAGTTTTGTAGTTTTCCATTATAAGAATGGTGATTTTTCGAAATTTATTGACTAATAAATAAATAATAATAAATAATAATAATAAATAATAATAAATAATAATAATAAAAATTAATTTAAATATTTAAAAAATAAGTTAAATATTTATGTATGGGGAATTCTCAATCAATTCAATCAATAAAAAAAATTAATTATGAAGACATTCAATATGTTATAAAAAACGCTGAAACGTATCTTTTAATAAATACCTTAGGCGAATTAGAACAAGAATGCTTGATAACAAATACTGTAAATATAAATAAAGAAACCGATTTGATTAATAAATTCATTAAAACAGGAAATAAAAATGTGAAAATTATTATTTATGGTCGCAATTGTAATGATGAAAAAGTATATTCCAAATATAACCAATTAAATTCCCTTGGTTTCTATAATTTATTTGTTTATCCGGGTGGATTATTTGAATGGCTTATGTTGCAGGATATATATGGACAAAATGAGTTTTCTACAACAAAAAAAGAGTTGGACATCTTAAAATATAAACCCAATAAGGTTTTAAATATTCAAATGCTAGAGTATTGATTGTTTCGGTTTCATACTGTTGTTTTTTTGGTTTTTGAATGTCCGTATTTATATTTTTTTCTGGATTTATTTGCTAAAATAAACGCCTTTTTTGTATGACTACAACCTTTTTTTATTATATCATAATCAACGGCTGCGGATTTCCCAGAAGTTAAAGAACTCGCTAATCGTGCTAATCCCCAAGATTGTGGTGTTTGGTTTGGTCTTGAACCAGAGGAATAATATGCTCCTTCTCCTTTTTTCACAATTTGTTTCAATGCTTCTAATTTACATCCGGTTTTCATCGCTAATTCTTTATTAGGATAAATATTTTGTATATTATATATTTTACGTGCGTTTATGATATGTTTTGATTTTTGATTTTTATAAGAGGATATATTTTTACGTGTATAATATTTATTTTTTTTATACATGTTTTTTGATTTCATTAACATTTTAAATTGCGTCTGTTTGTCTTTTTTTGTCAACTGTTTTGGCAAATATCTCATTGGAATTTTAAGGAGATTCATTTACTATATATTTACCATATATTTATAAAAAAAGTGTTTTATATTTTTATATTTTTATATATTTGGAAGTGGCACGTAGTATAATATTTATTTTATTTGTTTATAAGTACATGGTTCATAACTGCTATGTTTGATAATTGGTCCGCGCGTTTATTGAATTTTCTGTCAACATGATGATATTGTATTTTTTCAAAATATTTTTCTAGTTGCTTCGCTTTATCGTATAGTTCAATTAAATTTGGCGAATTACAATTATAAATCCCTTTCATTTGGTTAATAACAAGTTGACTATCTCCCTCAACCAATATATTTGTAATGTTCATTTTTTTTGCTTGTTGAAGTCCTAGGATAAGTCCAGCGTATTCTGCGTGATTATTTGTAAATTTATCTCCTACAAAGAATTGGTCACTCCATATTTCTTCGCTATCTTCATATATAACCGCACCCGCGCCTGACAATCCGGGGTTCCCTTTACTACAACCATCGAAATTCATCTTAAATTCAAAATTTTCTCTTGGGATTTCAATGACCAGTTTTTTTGTTGGTTTAATTTGTGGCGTAGGTTTAATTTGTGGAAACATATTAGGATATGATGTTAAATATTTTTATGTGTTTATTTATCTATTAATTTCATTCTTTTATTTCAATTTTAAAATATAATAAACCATTTAAATATATTTTATTAACATAATATAAAGAATGTTCTTTTGGATTCTATTTTTCTCTCTATTTACGAATAAAATATATGCTGATACCGAGTGCCCTTATGTTTCTTCTGCCGGTGATAGACGCAAGGATAAAAGCAAGTTACGTTTAGTTCAATACAATGTTGAGTGGTTGTTTATCGATTACTACACAAATATGGACTGCCCTGGCGATGGTTGTACTTGGAAAACCGTTGCTGACGCACAAACGCACTTGGATTATGTTGTCAATGTAATTAAAGAAGTTAATCCGGACATAATTAATTTTTGCGAGGTGGAAGGGTGTGATGAATTAAATATGTTGAAGGACCAATTAGACGGAACATACATGCCATACTTAAAAAAAGGAACTGATACTAGCACGGGACAGAATGTTGGACTTTTGACGCGTATCGATCCTGTTGTAAATTTATACAGAACAGAAGAAAAGCACAATTATCCTTTAGCGGGGTCTAAATGTGGCTATACTGGTTCACAAGGTTCTTCTGGCGTTAGTAAACATTACATAACGGAATTTAAGTTTAATGGTATGGATGTGGTTTTTATTTCGGCACATTTTATTGCGATTCCAACTGACCCGGCAAGGTGCGCACAGAGAGAAGCACAAGCATCCGTTTTACAAACAGTAATTTCTGATTATATTTTTAAGAATTATGAGGTCATTGTTTTAGGGGATTTTAACGATTATGATGCCGAAACGTTAGATGTCAATAGTGATAAACCGACTTCTGTTGTGTTGGATATTTTGAAAGGCTTTAAAGGCGACCTTGCTAATAGCTACGAACTACATAATATTGCCGAACAAATTCCTCAAAATGAGAGATACAGCGACTGGTGGGATTCAGATAATAATTGTAATACAACTTCAAAAAATGATTATTCGATGATAGACCATGTTTTAGTTACGGATGCTATAAGAAAAAATGTAGAAAATGTTTTTATATACCACGGATACGATGAATATTGTGGTAAATATGACTCAGATCATTATCCGGTCATAGTTGATTTAACTATGTAGAACGGTTACTTTGATAAATAATGTATTCTTATATATTATTTATTTATTTTTTGAATTTCTTCTCTTCTTTTTTGTCGTTCTCTTCTTTTTTGTCGTTCTCTTCTTTTTTGTCGTTCTCTTACCCCCTTTGCTAGAACTGG